CGCAAAGATGAAGGAGAAGTTGACTGATTGAGCAACTAATAGTTGACGGAATTGACAACTTTGTTCCTAAGAAGTTGACGGTTTAGTCAACTAATGCATCAAAAAGTTGACGGCTGTGTCGTCACACAAAAGAAAGGGGGGAGGGGAGGGGTTAAGTCTTTAGAACTAGTTAGTTATGCTAGTTAGTACGCTAGTTATGCTAAGGGGGTGTATGCTTAAGTTTCCGGATAACTGTTTATTTCCTGGACAAGAAAATTTTTAATTTTAACCCTTCAACCGGTGACATTTTTGTCACCAGTTGTCCGCCCCTATGTCCACTCGTAAATAGCTACACATTTTCAGGGGCAATGTCTGAGGTAATGTCCAATAAAATGGACACATACTTAATATTTGGAGCAGTAATATTTACTGCAACCGTAGTGTTTATTACTGCAAGGGTGTTTAGTGCGGAGGCACCTCTTGACAAAACCTTTAATATGTGGTACACTATATGGCAAGTAATAAAATACAGGAGGCTTTATGTGTCAGACAGTAACGGGTAATTGTACAGTAACGAGTTCCACCACTGGAGGATATATATATTACCCATGTTCTTCTTGTCCTCATATTGGTTGTGTGAAGCACCCGAACTATAAACCTCCTTGTTACCAGCCGTGTACTCAACCGTACTGGTCGTGTTATTAACCCCAACACAGCAAGGCCGCTAGGCTTACAGCTTGAGGGGTTTGATACCCTAGGGAGGCCCGGACAATACTTCGGGAGAGATACCCGCGGGACCGGGCCAGGGATTTTAAGGGGGCGAGGCTGGACTTTATGTTTATCAAGGAGGTTAGACCTCACCAGCCTTCTAACCCTACAAAGGAGAGAGATGGAAAGAATACAGTTACTAATGGGAGCTATGCTGGAGTTGGTGCTTATCTTCAGGGACATCCCCGTGAGTCTGGTCCTGCGCTTTAAGGCGTGTGTGCTGAAGATTAAAGAGGCGTTCACGTTCTAATGATTTACGTTAAGTGGTTGGACCATATGGGAGACAACTCCCAACTCAAAAGAGAAGATGTTGACAAACTAAACTATGCCACATATGAGTCATGTGGATTTTTTATTTCAGAGGATGATATAGCGCTCAAGATATGCACTCACATGATTCAGTATACTGATTTGGTTCTATACGAAAACACAACGGTGATTGTTAAATCCTGCATAATAGAACGCAAGGAGATTCAATGAAGGCGACGTACACAACTAAGAACAAGATGGGCAGGTCGTTGCTGAAAGGCAAGACCCCACTCCTAGTTACTCACCTTATTCAGAATGAGAAGTGGCTGAACGATAAGATTGGCGAGAAGCAGGTTCTTGCTTCTGAGGCGCGAGTCAGGGGTACAGATGAAGACCTGATTGCAGCAGCTTCTTATGACAAGGAAGTTGCTGAGTTGATTAACCAGCACCGTCTGTTCGTTGCTGACCTTTTACCTTACTGCCTTCCTAAGTTGTCAGCTACTATGAACAACGACAATGACGAAGCACAGAAACTAATCGCAGAACTCATGGAGGTAGGGAAAAATGAGACCGACGTTTCTAAGACCGGGGATGCCCCTTCGGATAGCGATATCGTCACCAATGACCCAAAAGTAGTAGACCCGCCCGAAGGCGATGAGTAGCCGTGTGTGGCTGTGGTTTCCTATGTGGGAACTGTTTTAATGTACTCTATCATATCGCCATGTCTATCCCGAACCTTATCATGTGGATTAGGGTAAAGTTACGAATCTAACAAAGGAACAGAAGCAGTTAATCTTCGATAAAGTCGGATATGTTCCGAATGACTTCCAGCGTCAGGTGCATGATTGCGACTCCTGGCTCCGCATGATGGTAGGAGGAGAGGGTTCCGGGAAGTCCCTAGTTGGGGCCATGGAGATGCTCAGTAGATGCTTTGAGGGTACACTGTTCTGGCTGGTAGGAGCAGACTATGACAACACCAAGCCGGAATTCGATTATATAGTAGAAGCTGCGAACAAACTTGGAATCCTTGAGTTCGCTTCTACGGTTGTCAACCCAGGCAAGATAGTGTTCAAAGGCGGCATAACAATATCGACGATAAGCGCAAAGGACCCAAGGAATATCTCGAAGTTCTCCCCCCATGGGATAGTAGTATGCGAGGCCGCGCAATGCGACTTCCAGGTTATCCAAAGACTTATCGCTCGCTTAGGCCGCGCCGGAGAAGGCGGGTGGATGCTAATGACCGGGACCTTCGAGACATCGCTCGGCTGGTTCCCGGAAATATATTTAAGCTGGCAAGGACCAAACAAGGAGGATGGAAAGAGTTTTTCTCTAGCCTCCTGGACTAACACAGCGCTATATCCGGGTGGGCGTGATGACCCTCTATTGAAAAAGATAGAGGCCACCATGTCGCCCGATTTGTTTAATGAACGGATGGGCGGAGTGCCGTGTCCTCCTTCGGGCCGTGTGTTCCATGAGTTCCGCAACTCGTTGCATATCCTCGACAAACCATTCGACCCGGAGAAGGATGTGGAGATTTGTGTGGACCCCGGTTACAGCGCCGGGTGGCACGCGGTAGAGGCCGGGCAATGGGATGGAGATTACTTCCATCTCATAGACGAAGCGTATGAGCAGTTCAAGACTTCAGAGCAGATGATTTCAATTTGCAGAATGAAACCGTGGTGGAAGAAGGTAACGGGAGGGTCTATTGATATTGCGGGTACAGCCCACAAACCCGATGTCCCTGCTTCAGAGATTTGGAAGAAATCCGCCGGGGTACATCTTAGGGCTAAGAAAGTTCCAATCGCCGCGGGCATTGAGCGTATGCGAACCTACCTTATACCAGACCCTATCACCCATAGACCGCACCTTACAATCAACCCAAGATGTCAGGGAATCATCTCCGAGTTCGGAGGATGCCCCCATCCAGTGTCTAAAAGAACAGAGGTCTACCAGTATGACACAGACCGCAACGGCACTGTCATAGGGGTCAAGGATTCAAATAATCATGGCATAAAGGCTGTGACCTATGAGATAGTATGCAAGTTCGGATACACAAGGCCCCAGGCTCAAAGTCAATCATTGGTGAGGAGATTCGGATAGATGGACGCAAAAGAAATAATCGCACAGGTAACTAAGTTAAAAGGTTCTGCGGTAAGAGTGGCTCTCAAGAATAGATGGGATAGTGACCTGAACATCTATCTTCGTGATGCCCATAAGATGAAGGGGTCCAATGGTAATGCGTTACCAGGGGTTTACAATGTCACTTCTTCAGACCCTCAAACTTACATGGACCGTATCACTGGTCTAATGTCCAGGGCAGAACCTAGGCTTCATATCGTTTCTTCTTTGGCAGATGAACAGGTAAGGCTGGTGGAGAACTGGTGGAAGTGCGTCCTGTACTCCGCGAATAAACTATACTCCGGGAACTCAGAGACAGCACTGTTTCCATCTCTTGCGTTCTACACCAACCTCCGCGGCTATCCAATCACACGTAATGTAATATACCGTAATGAAGGTAACGAAACAATATTTGATATTAAACCTCTCGATTCATATGATACATACTGGAAGAAGTACGGCAATAGATTGGCCTGGTCCTGTGTAGTTTCAAGTATGGAGCCGGAAGATATAGAAGCCTTCTTCAGTATTACAGTTAAAGAGAAGACGGATGTTTATAATTATTGGGGCAAGGATGGAACTGAATACATAATCATAGGTGAGAACTTCAAGGTATACCCCAGGGAATTCATCAACTACGTTCCGTTCTCTATCTGTCCTGTGGTAACTACTCCACAGGTGAATGGACTAAATGCAAATAAAGACTCGATGGTTGGGGAGTCCCTGTACCATAGTGTACGTGATACAATCAAAGAGCGCAATGATATACTCTCTATCATAAAGACCCATGCTATGCTTGGTATGCGCCCTCCATTGGTTCATACGTCTGATGGCACAGTGAGTCGAGAGATTAAAGAGTACCCGGCTGAGTGGGGTACTGTCATGGAGCAGTTGGCGGAGGAGAAGTTCGACTCATTAAAGTTCTCCGACATGGCTAACACCAACGCTATGTTCTTCAATATGATGGACGGGGAATACCAGAGAGGGACGGTCCCCAATAACGAGTATGGTGGATTGAACTTCCAGCTTTCTTCCCTGGCTCTTGATACGTTATCAAGCCAACGTGGAGTAGTGTTCCTTCCAAGGCAGACCACCCTGGAGAACATGTACAAGTCTATCTTCAATCAGATGTTCCAGCAGTTCGTTGATGGCAAGTTCGATACGTCAATGATAGACGATAGCGGAGCAGAGATTTCAATTAAGTTCTCAGACCTTGCTCCTTTGCAGAACAAGTTCCGCGTAGACTTCGATGTAGATGTTGAGTCCCCGGAGGAGGAGACATCCAACTACCAGAAGGCAGTCATGGCGCTCAATGCTCGTATGCCTCTGGACTTCATAGTAAGAAATGTCTTTAAGGCAGAGGACCCGGACAGGCTCCTGGCAATAATCGCTGACGAGAACCTGATGAGAGAGTTGCCTGAGATGAGATTGGTTCGGGCATATGACCAGGCGATGAAGGATTCGGCTAATCTAAAGGGCGATGCCAAGGCTGCTAAACTCTTGGAGGCCAAGTTGCTTAAGGGCAGGATAACTCAGATTATCCAATCAATGCAGCCGCAACAGCCGGACAATCTTGCTAGTGCAGCGCCAGTACAGGGGGTGCAGTAATGGGACACATGGAGGATTTAAATAAGCAAATAGACAAGATGCTGGCTCCGGCCCCTATGCCGCGGCCTAAGATGCGTGGCTCTATCATGCCGCCCAAGATGCC